CACGGTGGCGCGATCACTCCGGAATGCCTGGCGGCATCAAATCGGAATAGACTGGCGGCATCGTCGGAATCCGCAGCCGGAAGCATCGATGTCGGGATGGACGCCATCCGCTTCCCCGCTACGTCGTCCGTTATCCAGGCATTCAGCGCCAACCCCTCGGCGCTGTGGGGCAAAAAGCTGACGGCGGCTCAGATCAGCGAACTTCACGCCGCGAAAAGCGATGCTGTTCTCGAAGCCCTGACCGGCTCCCTGATCGACACCGAGGGATCGGTTCTGCTGATCGACTCGACGGTCGGCCCGATGTCGTCGCCCCTATACACGCTCTATCAAGCGCATCAGGCCGGTGACGACCCCAGCCTGTTCTTCTCCCACGTCCAATATGCGGACCTAGACGACGCTTGCGCCAACAGCCCGCCGTGGATTGACCGCGCAAGGCTCCGAGCAGCGTCGCGGCGGATGCTCCCCCAACGCTTCGCACTGTTCCACTTCAACCGCTGGGGCGATGCGTCGAGCCTTCTGATCTCTAGCGACGCCCTCGCCCTCAGCACCGCCACCCCCTACCTTTCCGATCCCAAAGCCTTGGCGGGCGGCGCGAGCTACATTGTGAGCGGTGGCTTGGACCGCGCATTCGGTGGATCAAAGCACGGCGACGCCACCGTCACGACCGCCATCGTCATGACCGTGATCGACGACGAAGAGCATTATTTCGTCCTGGACTCGGACGCGGTGATGTTCTCCCGCCTGGCTGGCATCAAGACCAATCTAAAGCGGTATCATCGGGATTGGGGGATGACCCGCTGCGGCCTCGAAACGTACGGCGCACAGGATGTTTATGATTGGGCGCAGACCGAGGCTTTCGCGGACGGAACGGAACTCATCACGCCTAGCCGGAAAGCGCAGTATCAGGCGTTCACCCTGCTAGCGACCGCCGCCGCTGAAGGCCGCCTTCACATTGATCCGCGCTTCACCCGGCTCATTGAAGAGTTGAAGTGCTTCGAAATCACCGACGACGGCAAAGAGACAGTCGGAAACGAGGCCATCCCGAAGTTCGGCCACCCGCGCGGGAAACATGATGACCATGTTTACTCTCTCGCTTGGGCGATGTTCGCCACTCGGGAAATCACCCTGAACCCGTATGAGCTACCCGGCGTCCGCTGCACCGACACCAGCGCCGCGCGGACCATGTGCGCGCTCAACGGCGGGGCGCTGATCCCGCTATGCGCCCAATCCTGCCGCTCGATGCGAAGGGCGTTTGATTTGTTCGATCAATACGCTGAACGCAGCCCTCGGAATAACCTTCCTGTAGAAACGTTCATCGTCGAGAAGCTAAAAAATACAGGAAGTCATACGATTGCTCGCTAGAATCGTGTTGCATAATAGCAACATAAGATGATATACTTATATCATGTTCGGATTTAACGACGAAAGGAAGTCATTCCTAGATTTGATCAGAAAGTCGGAGACGCGAAAACTTCGTGCCGCCGAGGCTTTGGCATTCTTTGACGACAAACAGGACGACACGACCCTCGCCCTTATTAAACAGCGCTTCGCCAACCCGGAGTCGTTCCGGGTGTTTAACGTGAACATCGTCAAAAAGATCGTGAGCCGTCGCGCTACGGCCTACCAGACGCCGCCGGTCCGCACCTTCCACGGCTGGGATCAAAGCGCGGCTTTCGCGCTCTATCAGGACGCCAACATCGACGCCGTGATGAAGCGGGCGTCAAAGCTGACCAAGCTGCACAAAACAACCGCGCTACAGGTTGTTTGGACCGAGCCGCACGGCCTTCAGGTCCGCGTTCTCACCCCGAATATCCTCGATGCTGAATGGGACGATCCCGAACACCCCTCCCGGATTGTCGTGACCCACGCCGCCAGCAATCCTGCGCATACGACCTATTCAGACTGGACCGCGAACTCCTTCGTTCGTCGGAATGCCAACGGCCACCAAGTGCCGAACCCAGGCAATGCGGACGACCAGAACCCTTACGGCGTACTGCCCTTTGTTCCGTTGTTCGACCGCCTTCCCGATGCCGACTTCTTCCTTCCGGGCGGCGATGACCTCATCGGCGCGCAGAAAGCCCTCAACGTCGGCCTGACGAACCTATGGCGCGCGGTCGAACTGCAAAGCCATGGGCAAGCCGTCGCGAAGGGCCTCCCCATTGGCGATCCCATCACCACCGGCCCGGATAAGGTGATCCTGCTCCCGAAGGATGGAGAGTTTTCCTACGCGGCCCCCAACACACCCATTCCCGACATCCTCGAAGCGCTAGAGTTTCTGATGCGCTCGACGGCGGCGACCAATGACTGCACCGCCGACGTGCTGGACCTTTCCAAAACGGCTGAGTCCGGCTCAGCCCGCGAGGCTCAACGTATCGACCTGAAAGAAGCCCGGCTCGATGACATCGCCCTATGGCGAGGCTTTGAGCGGCGTCTTTTTGAAACGATCAAGCGGGTCGTCAACACCCACCGCCCCGGAACGATTCCGGAGGGCGCAACGGTGCGGGCCGACTTTGCCGAACTACAGGACAATCTCACCGAGGCCGAAGTTCTCGCCAATCTGAAAGAGCGCGCTGAGCTTGGCGTGTCTTCTCCGGTCGATGCCCTGATGGCGCTCAACCCCGACGGCTACGCCACCCGCGAGGATGCCTACCGCGCCCTGATCACCTGCAAACAAGAAAGCCAAGAGCTTCTTCTGGCCCTCTGAGGAAACCTTATGACTGCCGACATCAACGAAAACGCAGCCGATCAAATCGACCTGACCGCCGACATTGCCCGCCTGAATGCTGAACTAAAAAGCCTCCGCGAAACCACCAAAACAGAAATGTCCGATGCCGACTTGGGCGATTTGATCACCCAACTCGAAGAGATGATCCCGGAGGGTGAAAGGGCAAAGCTCCCCGCCTCGGGATCGCGGGAGCATCAAATCTTTTCCCGGATCAACGCGGTCTTGAAGACCAAAAACGCACCTCGCGTCCTGGACACGGACACCAAGCGACCCGCCCTAACTACGCCATCGGCTGACTACACCGGCCTTCCGGCACACGCCCGCATCGCAGCCGGTTACGGCAAAGCCTAACCGTCCCGCGACTCAACAAACAACCCCCGCCTTCGGCGGGAGAAAGGATCAAAGTGAATATACGTGCTGACTCAAACAGAATGGAGCAAGCTCAACCCTAACCCTCTGCAATCCGGCATCGTCGAGGTATTCGCCCGCGATAACCCCGTTCTGGCCTTGATGCCATTCCAGAGCATTGCCGGTAACGCCTACACCTACAACGTCGAGGACGAACTGCCCGGCGTCGAGTTCCGGACCTACAATGAGGGCTACTCGGAAAGTACCGGCGTCATCAATCCGCAAACCGAGCGCCTGACCATTCTCGGCGGCGACTCTGACTTCGATGTCGCCCTGATCGCTCAACAGGTCGGCGGCAACGACACCCGCGCCGTCTATGACGCCCTGAAGGCAAAGGCGCTGACCCTGAAGTGGTTGCGCACCTTCTTTGAAGGCGACGCCGACACGAACCCGAAAGAGTTCGACGGCATTAAAAAACGCCTGACCGGTGATCAGATCATCGATGCGGGCGCCAACGGCGGCTCGATCACGATGGCGATGCTCGACGAACTGGTGGACGCCGTACAGGGCCAACCCTCCGCGATTTTCGCCCGTAAGTCCGTGATCCGCGCCTACCGGAATCTCCTGCGAGCGTCGGGCGGTGCCACCCCGGAAACCATCATGGTTCCTAACTTCGGTCGCCCGGTCATCGCCCATAATGGCGTCCCGATCCTGCCTATCGAACTCGATACGCGCGGTACGGAAATCCTGAGCGCTGACGAAACCCAAGGCACGAACGACAACACCTGTTCGGCCTACGCCATCCGGTTCGACATCGACGCGCTGCATGGCATTCAAACGGCTCCGATCAGCGCCCGTGATCTTGGCGAAATCGACGCCAAGCCCGCCTTCCGCACTCGCATCGAATGGTACTCGGGCATCGCCTCGAAGTCCGGTCGCTGTGCCGCTCGCCTCAAAGGTCTGACGAACGTCTGACCGATCCAGTGACATCGCCGTCACGGCGGCGATGACGGGTGGCCCTCTAACTCAGCAAAGGCGGAGGGCCGCCCCCACAAAGGCGTCGAACCCAAACGGGCGACGCCCACAGGGACGGGTCGTCATCTCTCAGTGCGATCCGTCCCTGCCCTAGGGGACAAACATGGAATATTACGATGACGACCTGACCGCCGCCGACAGCCTAGTCAGCCTTGAGGTCGCAGATACGATCCTAGCCAACACTCTGCACGGTCGCGTTTGGACGGCCCGTGCGGAGAGCGATCGGCGGGCTTGTCTGGATGATCCGGAGCGTCAGCCGGAACGCAACGATGACAAGTCCGCCCTTCGCGATGCCAGCGCTATGCTGGCCGCCCAGCCGTGGAAGGGTCGCCCCACCACCTGCGATCAGCCCCAGGCATTTCCACGCGTCGGCGTCAGCCTCGACACTGGCGCGTCAGTTCACGGCGTCCCCGCCGCAATCCAGACAGCAACGGCATTTCTCGCCGCATATCTGATCGAGCGAGCCGAACAGCCAATCTCGCCGGAACTGCTGATCAGCTACACCATCGGCCAGAGCCAAGGCGTTTTCCGCGCCCCTAGCCTCGACGCCTTCCCCCGCCACGTCCGCCAGTTGATCCAGCCCTACCTCAATGCAGGTTCCGGGTGGGCGCAGGTGCGAGCGTAGGGGGCGGCCATGCAGTCATTCATGGGCAGAGGCTACCGCATCAGTAAAAACCCGTACTGGTTCAACGCCAATACGGGGGAAATCGTCACAACCGGCAACGTTCACCATTCCAAGGTTTTCGCTTCCGATCCGGGCATCCTCGGCATCGCCGCCGATGAGGTGGCATCGAAATACGATGGCGAACTCTACGCCATGGCCTACGCGACCGTCATGCTGCGCCATGGGTGGTGCCGTATCGACATCTGCGACGGAACCGACCGCACGATTAGCCGACCGACCGCCTACCCGCCCGGTACCGTTTCGGTAAACGCTCCAAACGTCGGGGCAGCGAATGACGCTATCCGCGAAGCGCTTCGTCTAACGCGCGGGTCGGTTCCGCTTCTAATCGTCGTCATCGCACCCAGGGCGACAAAGGACGCCGGGGAAGCAATCACGCTTGGCCTGTCCGGTAGGGAACTACAGGAAGCGCTCAGCAACGGCATCGACCGCCTAGCCGCTGATCGTCGCCCCCAAAGAATCGATGATGCGGCATTCGAAGGCCGCTCGAAGATGGCCGCAGACCGATGCCCGTTTGGGTTCGGGAGGCGATGATGGACGACATCGATATCCTCATCGCAAGGCTTACGGCTGAGTTTGAAGGCGCACTAAACGTTAGCTTCCAAAAATCATCAGAAGCGATTGATATTAATCAACTTGCAAGTGCCATTGCCGCTCAGAATGAAACACGGATCGCTGCACTTCTCGACCTGGACGAAGGGCTGCAACAGGGTATCGATGACGCTCTGAACAGCGGCCTGATGTACGCCATCATCGGCGGCATCGCCCTCGCCATGAAGGGGTTTGCAGCGCGTCATAGCTCGCGAGTGAACCCAAATGGTGAAGTCGAACAGCTGACAGCTGAGATTAGGCGGAACGTCGTCGAACCCCTAGCCCGGCGCGCTTACGAGTCCGCCATGCTGACGATTGATAGGATGCAGCGCCTGGGATTCGACGCGCACGAAATCGCCCGGAGCGCCGTTGCTGCACTGTCCCTCGCGCCAGATCAGGCCAAGAGCATCGTCTATATGCGGAAAGCCATCAGGGAGGCCATACAGGCCCTTTCCGGCACTCCGGACGACGCACTCCCCACGCACACCGCAAAGGCCATTCTCACCCGTGTCCAAGCCCAACTGAACGCCGCCCAACGATCCACGCTCAGAAAGGCGTTTGCCGAGCCGCTGGATCAGTCGTCAGCCGAAATCATCATGCGCCGGCACACAAGGGCGCTCATCTCCTATCGGCAATCAGTCATAGCCCGACAGGAAGCCACCCGCGCCGTACACGTTGGGGAGTACCTGGCCTTCAGACAGGGGAAAGCGAACCGTTCCATCCCACGCGATGCACGGAGGTTCTGGCAAACCCGGAAGGACGAACGTGTACGGCATAGCCATCACCTCGTCCCGGCCATGAATGCTGATGGCGTGGACGTAGGAGAACCATTCCAGACGCCGCTAGGCCCGGTTCTGTACCCGCCATTGGAGATTAACTGTCGATGCCGGGTGGAAGTCAGAAGGCCGGTTGCGAGGGAGTGATTCAATCCGGGAGGGATCAGACCCATAGAAGCGGCGCGCTCCCTCCCCGCCTCACATCACCAGACACGCAAACCCCAGCCCTGAAAGGAGGGCGCACCATGAACTCGTTTGAAAGCAGCAATGAACACCGCGACATCACCGCCCTCTTCACCTTGGAAATCGACGGTGGGAAAGCCGATGGCCGCAGTCAGGCCGCTAGGGTGTTTAAACGCACCGCTGTCGACCTGATGGATCAGTTGGCGCGCACCCCGAAAGTGTCAGAAGGCATCCTTCTCCGGAACGCCGCCACCCTCGCCTTCCTGTGCGACCGCGACACGGCCCGTCTGATGGCCGGTCAGGAAATCGATGAAGAGAACTACCGGCGCAACTCACAGGCGCTAGGCGGCGTCTTGATCAAGCTTGGCATGGCGGCGAAGAGCCGGGACGTGACCAAGGGCGGATCGAAGGGCGGCGACCCGTTTGCTGACGCGATCAATGGGACATGGAAGGCCCAAGAATAGATTCAGCGTGCGATCCAGTTTCGCTTGACGAATGGCTAGCTCATAACTTTGGGCTAAGCCTATCTGAAATCCTCAGTCAGTGGACCGATAGGCAGCAGCGTGGGATAAGGGCCAACACCGGAGGAACGTGATGCTGGAAGTCCTTGTCGCCTTGTCCCTGTCAACGGTATTTCCGGCGCAAGAGGCTGAACCGAATACTCCTCCGCCTGCGACTGCCTATATGGCACAAAGGCGCAAAGTAATGGCTCTCGTAGCTGATCGGGACTGCGAGCAAGCGTTGGGAGCGGTCTTCGTTATGGCTGACCGTGAGATGCTTGAGATGGTCGAGAGCGTCTGTCCCATGAGCGCGTTCGATCTAGCCCGTTGGGACATATACAACGCTGACGCACTCGAAGGGTTCTACACCGAGCCACAGATGGAAACGGCTCGCCGCCTGTATGACGCCTACCGCTTTGGCGAGGTGAAAACTGAGGGCGAACGCGCTAATCAGGAGCCGTAGCCGACTACTGATCGGGTTTTAGCCAAGTAGTTACCTTCCGCAGTAGCTGATGTTCAGTCCCGCGTGAGGATGCGATGAACTGACGTCCGCCCAATCCCCAAACGTTTGGCAATCTCGCCGGGACCGACACCCTCAGCCTTCAACGCCAAAACCTGATCGGCCTTGTTCCGGGCGGTAGGCTGACGGCCTTTGTATTTTCCCTGAGCCTTTGCAGCTGCGATACCCGCGCGCTGGCGTTCAAGCATGATGGATCGCTCGAATGTGGCGATCCCGGCTAGCACGGTCAGGATAAACCTTCCCGTGGCGTCGCTAGTATCAATGTTCATGGAAAGGATGCGCGTCGCCACGCCCCGCTTGTCCAGATCATCCACGATATTCAGCAGTTCGCCGGTGTTGCGAGCCAAGCGATCCGGCTTCGTCACGATGAACGTGTCCCCATCGCGGAGATAGTCCAGGGCGGCTTTCAACTGAGGCCGGTCAGCATCGAGGCTGGACACCTGTTCGCTGAATATGCGCGAGCATCCAATGGTTTCGAGTTCGGCCACCTGATCAGCGAGGCCCGCCACCTGATCGGCGGTCGAAGTCCGGGCATAGCCAATGATTGCACCGTGAGCCTTCGCCATTCCGCCACCCTTTCGTTCCACAATCTCTATGACTATGTGGAACAATACGTTCCAAAAGTCAAAGGCAATGTATGTGGAACATGAACCTAGACGGCATCAGATGTTCCGATAGGGCGAGCCTCAACGGAACACACAGGGCGAGCAGCGCCTGGATAGAGTGCTAGAAAACTAGCGACCTCCTTTTTCCGGAGGCCGGAACGGGGATCACCCCACTTCGGATCGGGACGACGCTCTACAAGAGATCAGCCAAACAGTCGCCCTACAGGCAATGATCGCCCATCAGCTTGTAGTATCCGATCTTTGCCCCACCCTCATGTGGAAGTATGTCTGTAAAGTAAGCATTACCGGGAATGTAGGTGAAAAGCCTCCACCCACCTCCGGGGATCGGGTCGGTCATCGCTTCAATGCGAACATCGGTCATTTCCAGTCCTGGACCAGCGCGACACTGCAAGTATTCTCGCGGCGACTTGCTAGTTAGTCGGTACTTCACCGGCCCTGTTTCCATTTGGTCGGCGACTGAGGTCGCGCACCCACCCAGGGCAAGCAAGCAAACTGGCAAAACAAACTTCTTCATTTCCGCTTTCCTTTCAGCGCCCTAGAGCGCGACATTGCGCTCCTTAGCCAGCATTTCGAGCGCTGCCCCGACTAGGCTTTGGTTAAGGCCCGCGCCAGCGGGTTGATCCAAGGCTCTTCAAACGCCAGCGGTGCCAAAGCCCCGGTTGGAGACGGGTGCGAGCTATATCCATCCGGCCAGTCAGTGAAGGCCATTCCCGCGCTTAAACTGCCAGTGCTGGCGCATACCGTTGGCGTGAGCGACGTCGCCGGAATGGCCTTGAGATACAACCACCAAGACTTTGCTTTCCAGCCCCCCGCCCTATCGAGCGTTTGATACCATTTGCGCTCGACACCGTTAGCCTGCGCCCAGTTCGACCACTTGACCAGATTAGGATCATCTAGAGGCAGGTCCACTTCGAACCTTAGAACCCTCTTTTTGGGGGCGAGGCCATGCCCTGCCCCATTAGGATCATCCGTGAGCCAGACTGCGTTGAATCCCGTGGTGGGCGATGTCGGAACGTCACCTCGTGTAAGGCCATGTCGAGCAATCGCCCAAAGCGCTTCCATCGAAGTGTAATGGTACAGAATCAACAGCGCCTCACAGCCTTCATGAACGCGCTTCAAGCGCCGCAGGAGGCACCTGATGGTCCAGCGGGCAAAAAACGCACGACAATGCCCGCAGAAGCGACTCCACGGGGCTAAAATCCGGCTCTACAGGGATTCTAAGGATCGACTAGGCACCGCTCGAACGAACCTCGAGGCTTCGAGCTCGCGAGCCGCGCCAATCAAGACAAAAAACGTCGTAAGGCCGCGCTCCGGAGCGGGTTCTTGACACGCTACCCCCGCCCTGAAACTAATTTCTTATCGAAAGATATATATATAAACTCTTTCGTTGCCCCTTATTCATTCGCTTCGCTCATTCATAAGTGACAAGGACAGAGGGTGCGTGTCAAGGCGATTTCGACAACACCACACTCCGGGATGCGACAACAGTCGCATTCATACAACACCCCGCTAACCGGAAACGCACCCACTTCCGAGTGCAACTCTCGCCAACCATTGCTCTGATATCTTTCTAGCTTGCTATCAATCTAGCTAAATACATGTTTATTTAGACAAAATATTGTTTACCCTAGCCCTCACGTGACATATAATAGTGTCATCATGAACACTATTTCAGAAGAAGGACGCGCACACAGCGCTAGCGAGAAGCGAAAGCTTCTTTGTGTACCATCACCTACGCACCGACTCCTCAAGCGGGTAGCGTCGATCCGGGGCGAGAGCATGAGCGATACGCTCTACACAGTTCTCCGGGACGAACTTCAAAGGCAAGAGGGCGGAGATACGTGGGCTTTCGTCCCGCCGCCCTTCAGCATCAAGCCGACTTATCTCGAACATGAGTGCGCTGTGCTGTGCTGGCATCCGATGTTTGGCGGCGTCATCTTGACCAAGGCCGAAGCAGTTCAACTTGCCGACGCCCTTCAGCGAGCCGTGGATAGCGACGCCAAACCGACATTGGCGATGACCACCACGCACGGCGGCAAGGCCATCAGCCTGAGCCGTGGAGGCCGTCACTTTAAAATCCATGTGGACGATCAATCAGCAACCGTCACGCGGCCCGTCGCCATCGACGTTGTTGCCGCCCTGGACTCGGCCAGCGTTCACGCCGGTCCTCTTTCCACGACCGTTCACTGACGCCGGTGTCCTACGCCAGCCACCTCCACGATTGGGCCGAAACCAACGGTGCGCGTCACGCCCTGACGCTCACCCTTGGGCTTTGGCCGTCTCGCTCATTCGATCCAGAAGCGAGCTTTCGCCCTCACTTGAAAAAACTCTTCCGGGCCATCGCCCACGAAGTGTTCGACATTCCCAAGCGCCACCTCCCGAATATGGACATCGGAGAAATGCCGTGGTTCGCGGGCGTGATTGAACACGCCACGCGCAGCGGCGCGCTCTATCCCCACATCCATGGCTACATAGCCATTCCAGATCGCCTAGAGCCGCTTCTGAGGGGTGTTCTACGCAATCGGTGGGGACAGGACGCCAGCCCTTCCCTGCCCGCCCACCGCATCGAGGAATGGCAACTCATCAACGCCCCTTCGGAGGCGATTGCCCCTCGGGCCGTAATCCCTCCCCGCCTGGGCTTCAAACCCACATTCGAACTTCGGGAAGCCATCAGCGCTGGATGGGCTGACTACTCCCTCAAGCGCTCTGGTGCCGATCTTCGCGGCGTCTGGACCACTCCGGAAATCCTTCACTAAACCAAGCCAAAGACCCAACTAGCGAAAGACAAAAGCCAAGCCCTCGCGCGGTCATCCTTCGGGACGCGAGGCAGGAAGGTAGGTGGTTCATCCACGGCCTTCCGGACCGATACGGGAGAAGTGCGGATTTGCGACGCACACAGTCCCGGCCCGATGTGGGTGTCAGCCTGAAAGCGGCGCGCAAGGTTCGATCTTCGAACAAATCATCCTCGCATCACGGCTGTTCTGAGGACGCTCAGTCAGCCGGATAGCGAAGCTATGCCTGAACAAAAACAATCAAACGCATCATCGAGAAGACCAATGAACGCCATCACTCTTCAACATCAGACCCAAGCCGAAATCATCGACATCGATTACCTCTGGTACATGATCGAAGAGGAATCCCATGAGGATCATCAGGACGGCGATATCATCGTCTTCTGCCATAGCCGCCGAGGCTGGCTAACCGCCCTTCAGTCCGGAAATACCGCCCTCATTGTTCCGGGCAAGGTTCGCGACAATCGCGGCCTTCCGGCGACTGCGGAGGTCATTCAGCTGAGAAAGCTAAGCTAAACGCCTCGCCCCTTCCCCCGAATGCAACTGCCCTGCTAATGCCAATAGAACCCGCTACGGCGGTCAGTTAGAGGTTAACGAGCGTGAATAAGCAGTCGTCGAAAATGGCTCAAAGCAAGTTCCGGACTTCATCCTTCAGGAAGTGGGGTTGGCCCCTGATAGGAACGGGCGTCGTCGTGGGCGTGGTAGGAACCATCATGTTTGCTGGACAAGCAGGATCCTATCGGGCCGATCAAGACTTAATGATATTAGGAATCTGCTTGACAGCACTTGGCGTCGCCGCAGGTAACGTTGGCTTCTTTCTTTTAATGTTCGGGATATTAGAAGATCGTATCTACGAGGCGCAGGGTATCTCTAGGAACGGCGCGGCGTGGATACACGAAACGTTAGAAAATCGGCAACCGCCAATAAAAACCAATGATATATAATAGATTATAGTTGCTCATTTGATATGGGCGGTGGCGGGATGAATAAATCCCGCCACCTTCAGAAGCGGTACGGTCCACTTCCTCCCAAGTCCATCAGCTATCCTGTAGTGGCTATTGGTTTCCGATAGCGTTCAGAATCGAGTTCTCCAACCGACCAGTCGACTGGCACGCCACACTCTGGCGTTGCGGCGGGTTTGAGAGGGAGTATACCGCCTCTCCTACAATAGTCGTATTAACCTGCGCCGACGCTTGAGTGTCATTTCCTCGGATAAGAATGTTCAGACGTGCTGTTGCGCCGTTGGTCGACCACAGCATTGGAGCGTCACAAACCGCATACTGCCCTTGAACGGTGCGAAGATAGGCAGCTTCGCCGGAGATAATCCCACTATCTTTCTCGATTGCTTTGATCGGAATGTTCTGGACCGCAAACCATTCAACGGCGCGCTCCCAAACTTGGTCTCTGGACATGCTATAGGTGCGGTTTGTTTCAAAGTGCTCGATAACCGGAGGTGGTGTGGAGGCACAGGCCGCGAGGGTTATCGCCGCAGCGGCAACGCAGATGAGATTACGCAT